CAGATTTATAGAAGTCATAAGAACCTCTTCTAAATCCAGAAAAACCGAAATTAAGAGCCATAGAAGCATCATTGTTAAATACTCCCCAAGAAGCTCCATTTGCAGGCACAGTACCACCTTGTGCGCTACCATTTTGCATTGCAACCATATCATCAATCGTAAGAGCTAAAGCTCTATTTACATAAAGCATATTCTCTTCAATTGCACCTTGTTTATCAAGATTTTTAAGAACTGTATCGAAATCACTAAGAGTTTCTAAGTCCTCAAAAACATTACCTCTAGATGTAACAGCAGCAAATAGTCCTTCAGAACCATTTATATTTGTTTCACCAGAAGCACCAGAAGAAGCTTCAACTAATTCAGACTCGATCATCATTGATTCTAGGTAATCTTCAAATCTCATTCTAGTCTCACTAGCAGATTTTAAATACCAAGAATATCCAACAGATCCTGACTCATCAGTAGTTTCAACCCACCCAATTTGAGCAGTATCAGAACCATCAATTTGAAAGTGTTCTTTGATAATTACTGGTCTGTTATCATATTGAGTAAACTCTGGCTTAAGACCCTTTCCAGAATCTGAAGTACCACCTACTCCGCTAAAGTCACTAGAACCTTTTGCCCATTCAGAACCGTAAACAAATACATTTACGTTTTCATCAGCAGAAAAAGCAACTTCGCCACTAGACGAACCACCTATATCTTGTTGAGTATAAGGCTCAACATCAATAACGTGACTAGAAGTACCACTAGAATCAGCACTACCATCAGTTGTTCCAAAGTGAATATCTGATACATAGCACTTAAGCGTTTTAAGCCCAGTTGCAGCGTCTGTCATGATAAGAGTATTACCCTTTCTGATTGAACAGTTTAATTGTTCACCTATATTTATACTACCACCATTAGTAGTGACAGCCGTAGCTTGAACATGTTTTCCAGTAGTACTGGAGTGTTTGTAAGCAATATGTAGTCTGTTTTGTTCAGACCAAATTACTTGGTCAGATTCCATAGGCATTTCAGCCCCTACCATAGAAAGGAATCCACCAATCGTACGATTTCCGTATCTTTCAACTTCTTGTTCGTACAACTCTGGTAAGTATTGTTGTGCCCAACCCGCAGTGCTAGATGATGTAAAATCAATATAATTTTGATCACTAGCAAAAGGAATTGCGCTTGGAGCTACAGAGTATGAACCCTTTAGCCCTAAAGATGTATTAAATCCCATTTTTAATTGTTTTTAAGTTGTTATTTATTTATTTTAAATTTCAACCTAGAACTATCATCTCCACTTAATACTTTAAACTTCATACCACCAGTATCAACAACAGGTTTTGCAGCTGTTCTTGGAGACATATCAATGTTTTTAGCACTCATAGTTGTCTCTTTAATAGCATCTGCTTTACCCTGATCATAAAAATGTTTAACAATTTTATCAATGTTTTTACCAGCATATAAAGCTTTGTGATATCCTTTAGCATCTTCCATCATGTTATTTTTATCTAGGAACTCTCCTACAAAATTAACTATGTCGCTTTGGTAAGTTTTAACGTCTTGAACATTATTAACATTATATCTATAAGTTTTCTCCCCAACATTAAAATCAAAACCTTTGAAATTATTATTGAAAACGTTATTAGTAGATTTTTCGAAATGTTCAAACTGTCTTTTTTGAATTTCACTATTAGCAGTCTGTTCTTGGTTGTATTTATTGTAAAAGTCCACCGCCTCTTTCTGCTCGCTGGTCAACTTAGAACCCAACTTGACTTCTTTGTAATACTGATCCTTCAGGCCAGTAAGATGCTTTCGAGCTTTTACAATTTCTTCTTTGAAAGCCAATTTTTTCTTTTTAATATCCCTTGGCTCATCAATTTCCTCATCAACTTGGAAATTATCTTCAATTAAAAAGTTAATTTCTTCCATATCTAAATGAGGTTTAGTCGTTTTATAATATTCTTTTAAAAGAACATTATCATCTATTGCTGAATAATCAATATTTAATCTTGTATAGTCTTCTAAACTACCTCCAGTTTCTTCCATAAACTTAACTAAATCTTGTAAGTTTTCTGGCACTACAACCTCGGGTTGTTTTACTTCAACTGGTTTTTCTTCAACAATAATTTGTGCTTCAGCTTTTTTAGCTTCAGCAATTTCTTCTTCTGTTACTTCTTCAAGAACGGTTTCTTCTTTTACTTCCTCTTTTACTTCTTCTTTTACCGTTTCTTTTTCAACAGCTTTTTCAACAGCTTTTTCTATACCTGTTTGCTCTTGAGATTTTTCTTCTTTAGTTTTAGGTTTGCGTACTTTTAATTTAAAATCACCACCTTCTTCTAAAACTCTTGCTTTAATTTTTGGTTCTTCTTGTTTAGGTTGTTCAACAGATGTTTCTTTTGTATCTGTTTTTACTTCTTGAAGAACTTCTTCTTGTTTTTCAGTATTTGTCATAATATAATATTATATAATTAATAAATTATCTTGGTTCAAATTGTTCTAAACCAAAACCACCTAAATTATCAAATCCAGCAGACTCAAAATCAATATCACTTGTTTCAGCTGGTGTTTCAAAATCTTCAGGTTCAGTTTCTTTTTTTCTTTGTTCAATTAATTTACTTTGTTGACTAGCTTGTATTCTAGTTCTTTCATCTTTACGATCTTCTTTTTCTTTTTCTTTTTGCTTTACTCCATCAACTTCAACTTCTTTTAATTGCATATTCATTTGGAATTCTAATTGCATTAATTCTTTCTTAAGCTCAGCCTCTCTTTCCATTTTTTGCATTTCAAGTTGTGCTCTCATTTGCTCTACTTGAACATCAGATTCTACCATAGCTTGATTTTTTTGCATTTCAGCGGCGGCAGCTCTTTCAGCAGCCTCTGCATTAGCTTGAGCCTGGGCTTGAATATTTTGTTGAGCAATTTGCTGATCTTTAGCAATTTTCTTCTTTCTTCTTATTTTTAATAGCTGATTAGCAAGCTTTATGTTTTTTACTTCTCTAACATCAATAGCATCTTCTAAATCTAAACTTTGCTGCTGAAGAGCCATTTGTATATTATTTTCTAGCATAGCTTTTTCTTCCTCGTCAGGCGCTAACTCTAAAAATATACCAAAATCATGTAAGTATAAATCAGCCATTTCTTCCAATACAGAAACATTCAATTTACCTAAGGATTTTATAAAGGAATCTTTAGTTGGAGAATATTCTATAACATCAGATATTCTCATTGAAATACATTCCGCTGTTGATAAAGCTAAATATAAACTAGATTGTAATAAATGCCTTGTAGCTGTATTAGAATTCGCTGCGGCTATTTTTTGTACACCAACCAAAGCATCTTTATCTGGCATACTACCATCCCTAGCCTCATTAAGCCCAGTAACGTCACGCATCATTTGTAGATAATAATTATAAGTTTGTATTAAACTTTGTATTTTACCACCTTTGCCACTTGTATTTAATTCCTGGATAGGCATACTACCCCTATTCATATCCCCGTCTTGCGTCATTGATCTACCAATAACAGAACCTGTTTGGAAGAACATATTCAATGCCTCAGATGGATTATAATTAGTACCATTACCCAAATCAATTTCGGCAAGAGCGTCAGCATCTAAATAAACCCCATCAGGGACCATTTTAGATAATACTTGTTGTAGTTTTAAATGAGTTATCTGGATCATATCAGCAAAACCAGTTATTCTACTAACAAGCGATTCTATTCTTCCTTCATATATTCTAGGAGCACATATATTATAGCTCATTATAGCTTTTGTAGTATCTGCTTTTGGGCGGACCATGTTCTTTTTAAGCTCCCACTTTAATATTTTTTCTGATCCACTACCAACTATTTTGACCCCTTCATATACTACTTCTATAACTCTTTCTACTTTTTCGTAGTCTTCATTTTTTGGAGGATTAAATTTATCATCTTTTTTAAGAGCTTTTTTACCACCTGTTGAAGTATTTTTTATTTTATAAACCTCATTCATATAAGTTTTATATTCAAAATATAAAACAGTTACAGCATTATTATCATCTTGTTTTTTAGATATAGCAGAGGTATCTCTATGTAGACTACCCATATTTCTATACTGATCTAATTCTTCATCTGATAATTCTGGAAATTCTTTTTTAAGTTCGTTTACATATATATCTTTTGCTTCGCCTATATAATAAATATCATCAAAATATGGAGAATCTGATGATGAATAAACTAAATCAGCAGGATCAACATATTCAATTTTAATTCCTTCAGATTTATTAAATGAATTTTTTACAGCACCTATACCTATAACAACTAAATCATTATTTATTCTTTTTGATAAATATTCATATTTATTTTTATCAAAAACACTATTAATAGCTTCTTCTTCAGCTATTTCTATAGATTGTTTATAATCTAATTGCATATGCAACTCAAGTTCTTCATGTGATTCTGGTAAAGCAGCTTGATCTGTTTTATAAATATCTAATCCTAATTGAGATAAAACATCATTATTAAAATCCTTGGTTGTTATATCATCTGCTTTATCTTTAACATAATT